ATGTAACTCCAGTTGAGATTGACTGTGTGGCTATTTATCCATATCAAGTTCCAACAACAGTTGCTAAACGTAGATGGGTGTATGGTCAAGGAGTTCTTTCTCCAGAAGGAATTAACGCTGCATACGGAGGAACATCAGCATTTATTGATTACCCTTTTGCAGATTACACAGCCAACTATAACTACCCAGATTTTGCAGAATGGCAACAGGGATCTTTTGATAACCTTGTAACAACAAATACTGCAATTACTACACCAGCATATCAATTGCCAGAGATATTTTTAGATACAAAAACGGTGCAAGACTTATACGATGATTGCCAAGTTATACAGACTGGATATAATGAATCTCAGCCACCATCATATAAGTTTATTTCTTTTAGACCTAATGGCACATGGGATTCAGAACAATGCTATATTAACTTTCCAAGGTTTAACGTTTTAAATGATCAGGTTAGATCTGTCTATGCTGTTTTTAGCACAAGTGATATTGAACCACAATCTGGACCAGTACAGGCTCAAACACTTTTAAAAATTTATAACTCTTTAACTGGAGACTACTTTATTGTTAAGCAAGAAGAAGATATAGTTAAATATGTTTTAAACTACAATGGAGCAGATCAAGAAATATATACAACTCCATCTCTTGAGTCAAATCAATTTTTTGCAGTTGGACTAAACGTTCAAACAGTTTCAAACTCTTTTGGTCAAAATGTATCTTCATTCTTTGGAAACCAAAATGGATTAAAATTATATGTTGGTGGAGACGAAGAAGCAGAAAATACGTTTACTGGAAAAATTTATACTGTTGGTCTTGCTACAGCATCTAACACGGTTGATATTCAAGACTATTTTGATGAACAAGGCATTGTGTTATTTGATGATCTTGCAGAAAGCGGGGTAACAGAAGAAACAACTGCCATAGCATTAATTGAACACACAGCAAGTTATACCTTATTGCCAACAGAAGCATACGATAAGTTCTTCCTAGATATCGGTGTTTCTGGATACTGGCAAGACTATTTACCATTATCTTATTTTGCTCAATTTGTGGCAAATGATGTAGGCAATCAGTTCTACGATTTAGATTTTTTACAGTTTAATATAGGATACCCTGCCCCCTCTGAATCAGTTGAAAATGAGGTTGTTCTAGAGAGTTGGACTTATGGACAACTAAAAGATGAATATGCTAACCCTAGCCAAAAAACCTACTATCAGTTAGACAACTTCCTGTTTAGTGGTTGGAATAACTACGAAGACATGAAACAAAAGTCGGCTAAGTATTATGAGTACAACACACAGGATGCATCAATCAGGAGTTACCTGACTTTTCAATATATTAATGAAGGAGCCAATTTACCACAAAGTAGTTTTACCACAACAGTTGCTCCAACATCAAAAAGAATTATTGATATGGCAGACCATACATCTTGGGCTAGCACTAAGTTTGAGGTAGTTGACAATACACTTATTTATCCAACAAAGACTGTGGACTTTAATGAACTTGCAATTGTTTATCATCTTGAGTTTAATATTAGAAATATTTTAACAAAGCCTATTGCTCTAAGAAGATTAGAACTAGCCTCTCAAGCGTTGAGCGATAACTCATTTAATCCAGTAGGCACCAGATTTGGTGTTAACATGTTCCCTTACACTCGTTCTGGAATCTACTATGACTATAAAGCAAAGAATCCATTTAGCATTTATAAAGGAAGCACTCCATATCTATACTTAAATAGAAAGAGCGGAATAGAAGTTCGTGGTGAATTTGATACAGATGTGAATAGAGGAATTGCTATTCCAATTAATCAAACCAACTCAGACAACTACAGAATAAGTGCTGCCCAGATCTGGATGAGATACGATGAAGACTTTTTTCCAGGAACGCCAACAGAGATTTTTGAGATTAGGTATAGAGCAGACACAATTAAGTTTTACATGGTTGCAGATAGCGAAAAAGGGTCTAGAGCAAGAATCTTTGCTCGTAGCCAGTTAACTGGTCAAGAGTTTAATGGTTTATCATATTTTTGGAATGGAAGCATTGTAAGAGAGCCAGTTGTTACTAAGAAAGAGTGGGGAGTGCTTGGAATCGCATTTTCTACCGCTTTAAACTTTGACTCGTTCCTAGGTGCAATCAACCTAACTGGTCCAATGATATTTAATAATATTGCCTATTATCAGGCTAACAACCTACAGCAGGTTCAAAGCACCTTATTTAGACCTTGGCTACAGATTAAAACAGACGGGGTAACCAACTTTGACTGGCAGTACTGGTTAAATAGTTTTACATGGGAAGGCGTTCTTGTTATTTCTTCATCAGATCTATATGGAGTAAGTCCTGCAGACGTATATAAAACATACCTTGGAACTAATAAGATTATCATTGATGATGAAGAGGGTATGATTTTTGATGCTGACAAATTAAAGATATATCAAGACACAATCTGGCAGACAACGGTTCAAATTCCAGTATAATCTGCTATACTTGTGGTTATGGAATCATTAATTAATCCAAAAACTGGTCAACCCTATGTCAAAAATGTACGTCGCAAGGTTATAGAAAAACACTATGACTGGGGGCTATACGTATACAAAAAGTCTAATGGTAAATGGTTTACGGACGACACTGGCTCAATTTTAAACATTCCCTCAGATCGTGGTGATGTTAATAAAATTGCAGAACTTAGAAAAGCAGCAATGCACCATGGCGACGATGGTGAAGGAAAAGCAGTTTTTGTTCCAGGGTTGCATAGGATTAGCGAAGAAGAGTATTCTGAACAAAAAGAAAGACTTAAAGAAGGTCTTATCCCTTCTATGAATGATTTAGGTGCTTGGCATGCAGCGCAACAAACACTAGATAAATATGGAAAGAGTGCTATTGATGAGTGATGAATATGTAAGAGTTGGGTTAAATACCCAAGAGCGAGATGATAATCCTTTTAGTTCACAAGATCCATTTAATAAATCTTGGGATCAACTTAAAGATTTTTCTGGATTAGATCAAAATTTTCGTAGAAAAACTGCACGTAATGTAACAAAAGCAATGACTTTTGCAACAAACGAGTATCTTGATTCTGCTAACGCAACACCATCTGGTGTAGATGCTGGATCAAAAGCAATTAATCCTGGCACGGTATATAGAAATGGTTACGGACTATTTGATGTAATAACTCCTCCATATAACATGTATGAGTTAGCCAATTTCTATGACACATCATTTGCTAACCATGCTGCTATTGATGCTAAGGTAGAAAACGTAGTTGGTCTTGGCTACCGTTTTGATATTGCAGATAGAACAATGTTAAGGTTTGAAATGAACGAAGATCAAGCAGCGGTAGACCGTGCTCGTAATCGTATTGAAAGAATGAAGTTAGAACTTAAAGACTGGATAGAAAATCTTAACGATGATGATTCATTTACTAAGACAATGGAAAAGTTTTATACAGATGTGCAGGCTACAGGAAATGGTTTTCTTGAAGTAGGTAGAACTGTTACTGGAGAGATTGGCTATCTTGGTCATATCCCAGCAACAACAGTTCGTGTGCGTCGTTTGCATGACGGGTTTGTCCAGATTATTGGAAACTCAGTAGTTTATTTTAGAAACTTTGGGGCAAAGAATAAAAACCCAATGACTGCCGATCCACGTCCAAACGAAATCATTCACTACAAGGAATACTCTCCGTTAAATACATTTTATGGTATTCCAGATATCGTAGCAGCAATGCCTTCGCTAATTGGCGATCAACTTGCTTCACAATACAATATTGATTACTTTGAGAACAAGGCTGTTCCAAGGTATATCGTAACGCTCAAAGGAGCAAAGTTATCTTCTGACGGAGAAGACAAGATGTTTAGATTTTTGCAAACTGGGCTTAAGTCTCAGTCTCATAGAACTCTCTATATCCCACTTCCTGGCGATACAGAGAATAACAAGGTTGAGTTTAAGATGGAGCCAATTGAAAATGGTATCCAGGATGGCTCATTTAAAGAGTATCGTAAACAAAATAGAGACGATATCCTTATTGCTCATCAAGTACCTATTTCTAAACTTGGTGGTGCTGATTCAGGTATTGCCGCTGCTCTTTCACAGGATCGTACCTTTAAAGAACAGGTATCTCGTCCAGCGCAAAAGCATCTTGAAAAGGTTGTCAACAAAATTATTAGAGAAAAAACAGATATTCTTGAACTTAAGTTTAATGAGTTAACTTTAACTGATGAAATTGCACAATCTCAAATTATTGAGAGATATGTAAAGACACAGGTT